CATCAAGCTTGCAATGCGTCAGCAATTGCGGACGGAATCTACGGTCTCCCCCCCGTAAGTGATGCCTCTGTGGTTTACGCGCTCGGCTTCTCCCTTGTATTCATCCCGTGGCTTTTGAGCTGGACTACGGGGCGTATTATCCAAGCAATCCGGCTCCTCAATGAAAGGGAGGGCTAAAATGTCCACTTTGAAAACTAAACTGTTGGCCGCAGTCGCACTGGTCACTATCGCTCCATCAGTCGCAATGGCGCAATTTTCTTCACCTGCCGCAAATGACTTCGGCAACCTACTCGGAGATAACACAGCAGGAGCAGAGACAGGTGTCTATGAACTGCAAAGCCTTATTACGGGTGCGGGTCTCGCCATCGTTACGCTAACGGTGATTATGGTCGGTATCGTGTTCGCACGTAAAGTCGTCCGTAAGTTCACAGGCTAACGCCCCTAAGCTTATCTGTGAACGGGGAGGGGGTCTGTGCTTCCTCCCCAAATTAAAGGGGCGACAAAGTGACAATTTCACCACTAGGTTTAAAAAATCTCATCGGGGTACAAGGTGCATCGAATTACACGTGCAGCTGGACGGCTAACGACATAGCGGGCGGTACTCATACTGGCACGGCCAGCGGCGTCATAGTAGACGGCCAAATCATCTCATCAAATTCATCAGGCGGATTTTATGGGCAAGCGTACGTTAACAACGCAGTTAATAATTACAGTGGTAATCCTAACAGTTTCTGTCCTAATCAAGTTAGTTTGTCTGGTGTTACGATAAGTGGATATACTACTGGAACATCCGAGGACAGCACAGGTGTCTTCGAATATAAAAATGTTATCACGGCCTTGGGCGCACTGATTATCACGCTGGTGATCATTATGCGCGGCATAGCACTGGTCAAAAAAGGTATCCTCGCCGTCAATGAGGAAACTTCAGAGGAGGACGCACTTGAATACTACATCGGCCCTAATGGCCGAGAATATTACCGCGTCAAAAACAAAGCGAGAGGGTATTACTAATGGCATGTTCAGCACCAGCGGACGCTCAAGAATTCATGGAGTGCAGCGATGAGATAATCCAGCCGATATTGGACGTAATCTATCCCATCTTAGCAGTAGCCATAACGCTAAGTATTTTGTTCATCGGCATTCGAATTACGCGTCGAGTCGTCAAAGAATTTGGAAAGGCCTAGCCATGTACGAAAAGTTAAATTTGATTGACGCAGAAATCCAAGCCGTTCTGACGCAACAGCTTTATATCATGGGAGGCTTAGCCTCCATTTGGGTTCTCGTAATGATACTCGTATTTGTAAAAAACTGATGTTCTGGCAGATCTTCACATTCGGTGCCGGAATAATTGCGGGAGGGATTGTATGTTTCGAGTTATCTCGCGCGTTTCGGTAGCGTCAATCTTTGCACTAGGACTATCCACTAAGGCACACAGCCAAACGGCGTATACAATCCCAAATGGAGACTTTGAGACTTCTGGCAATGCGTCTACACCCGCGAATTGGGTGCCCGTTACAGGCAGCTTTATTACGTCCATAAATGGCCTTGGGGCGTGTCCAGACTTCATGGCCAAGATGGGGTGTCAGTACAATGGAGACGGCGAAGTCGTAACAGCTTCGATGCCTTTAACAAATTCTAGTGAAGAACTGGATGGGGCGGCGTTTAGTCTCGCATATTGCGTGGGTTCCAATGAATCGGATGATACGTACACGATCAGTGTTGAGCAGTACGACCAGACCGATACGATAATTTCTACGTATAGCATATCCGGCGATGTACCGAATCCGGGCGAATGCGATGGATTGCAAACGCCACCTGTAACGGGGGACATGTCCCCTCAAGCGACGGCGATCAGGATACGTTTGACCGCGACCTCCTATAGTGGTTGGGATAACATAGGGCCGCTGGACCTCACAGTCGGCGGATCAGGAAGCGGCGGGGGAGATGGGGAACTTACGCCGGAAGAAGAAGAGTATATTGCTAACGCCGAGGCCGCTATCCAAGATGCGCTGGACGCCATTTCCAGTTTCGATTGTGACGATATACCGTCCGTGGGTAATCTATCACCATCGGGCGGCGGGTTCGCTATTCTGTTCAAAATATTTAAGACCCTAGCAGTTAGTCAGTTGGCGGCGCTTGAGCAATTGGAGAACGACATATTTCAAAGCTGTCAGGCCGCAACGCAGACGGCGGCACAAGAAGGAATATTTCAAGCCGTTGCCGTGCCGGATGCAGCCCCTTCCATTCCCGTAGATGATTTTGCGAGTAATCCCACGCATCAGGATTTGAGAGAAGTCGCGGATAACTCGGTCGGTCTTTACGATGTAGGAAGCGACAGTCTTGTGACGGCAGCGAACAAAACGAACCGTCTCCTGATTGCCACTGCGAAACTTAATGCAGAGAGTTGGGATAGAGCACTAGGGGGGCAGCGTGTGGACTATGAAACGGAACGTGGTGCCAAAATAAACGAGGCTGATATTGTTAACGGCGAGCCAAATCTTGAGTTTGCCGAAGGCAATTATGGGCAGACATATGGACGCGCCAGTGAGTTATCGGACGTTGAGCCAGATTATTTGAAATATGCGAATATCGAGGTTGCGCCGGAGGTTACAGGCAGTTGTTTGGTCAACTCTGCCGATGTCATGCCTACAGGTGATGCGGGTTCTTTTGAGCAAGCATTCGGTTTGGTGAAACATAATGCGGCTGCAACAATATCCGGCAGCAATATTGGAACATTTCTATGTGATTTAATTGATCAGCCAGATTACAGCATTCAGGATATATGCGTAGGGCCGACTGCGGGAATTGCAATCCCCCTGATTGGCGCGTCTTCTGTATCAGTGCTGCCAGCTAATGGCATATGTGTTTATGGCCCATCAGCGCCTTCTTATTTGACGTGGCTACTCGATAAAATGCCATTCCTCCTCATGTTCGGCGCGGTCGCTGGCAGTATTAGATTATTTATTTAGGGCGCTCATGTTCAGCATATTTTTTAAGGCGGGTAAAAGACTCCTAGACAATTCGTTGATGCCTATGCTGGTAGCGGCAATGGCAATGATGGCCGAGTTTTTCATGGGAGGGTTGACGTTCATTTTTGTCGTTATCGCAGACTTTCTGATTTTTGTTTTAGGCGGTATTTTAGGACTGTTGCCACTGCCAGACCTACCGCCATTGACCGACATTTTGCCAGCAAAATTCTTCCATTTCGCACAGGTCGTAGGCCTGTGGCCAGCAATGGGAGTCTACATGATAGCTTTAGTCGTTGCCTTTGTGGTGCGCATTCTCACCTTTGGCATAGGGACAAGGGGTTAATGTCTTGTCCGTGTAAAAATTCCGCCGGAAACCTCGCAAGAGACCTCCCGTCAACCGTCCACCTTCCATGCACCCGCGAGGCTATCAAAGAGAGAACACCGAGTAAGTAACTGAACCAAACGCAATAGATTAGGGGCGTACAATGCACAGTAAAGAAAACCGAAAACGAGACACTCAAATGTTGGGGCGGGTGCCGCTATCATCACTTTCAATAAACAGACGGGCTCAAGAACTAATACGGGCTCTGTATCTAAACACGAGGAAGCTGCTGGGATTGATACCCAGTCAATACTTATTCTCCTTTTTCCATCCGTTTTTTCGCGGCGTTTCGTATCACGTGGAGAGTAATGATACTCGCAGCAATGCCGTTGCATCTAACACGTGGGATAGATTTGCGACGGCTCTCATAGATACCTTTTCCCCCTTCATTTTTCCGTCTCGCGGTCGCAGTTCCACGCCAGCGAAAGCCTTACGCGTGGCGGGAATAATAATTCTTTCATCAGCCATAGGAGCATGTAGCCATGTCAAGAGAACGACACACAAAGCAGAAGCAGATTTTCAGAAAGTGGTCACGCCGCGTCAAGACGATACGGCACGACTTTTACAACGTGAAATTCCTCTTGATGATCGGCGGGGTGATAGTAGCGGCGGTTCTAAAGTTGAACCAATAAAAGAAAAAAGGCCAGTAATCGGCGCGTTCAAACGACCCTTTCGATTGACCTTTACAGCGATAGAGGCGGACGCGGTTTTAAGGCGTCTTTCAGAATACACATCAATTGAGTGGATAGGAGAGGACACCCAGCTTGCATCTGCGGTTGTGACATTAGATGTACAAATAAATAACAGTAAAGATGTCTATGACCTCGTGGACGTGTTGGCTGGCATGATCGGGACGACCGTTGAATGGAAGGGTAACAAGGCCATATTTCGCTCTGACAAGATGGCAGGCGACACGGTAACAGATGGATACCTAATCAGGCCGGAGAATATTACCGCCCAAATCGCGCAAGCTATTTCCGAACGGTATGGTGTGACCTGTGCCAATCAATATAATTTTACGATATGTTTCGGAGAAAATGCCGATATTGATCGGGCCGATGGATTTCTAAAAGCGGTTAATAGCTCAAGGGGTAAAGTAATCTGGGAGATCATCGACGTCGATGCGGATGTTGATAAAATAATAGAAGCCTTAAAGCTTCGTGAGAGCCTCGTGAGCGTCAATGTATCAAAAGGTAGGTGGCTGGTTGCCGCTAACGATGAACGCTACATAACCCTGCTTAAAAGCGCCACCTCGTCAATATCTCAAGAGGCCTGCCGGACAACATATTTCACGCCGCGCAACTTGGCACCTAGAGAACTCATAGCTGCACTCAACGATATGTTTCCCGAGACGTGCGGCCCTATGTCTATAGCAGGTGAGCAGATAATCTGGAACGCGAGTGAGTCCAGAGCGCACGGCATGAAAGCGGTTGCCTTGCAACTAGATAAAGCAAGACCGCTCGCCCGCGTAATTATTCTCATTTTGACGGATAGCGATATTAGGAAGCTAGGACTATCGGTTGATTGGGATGGGAACATACCGAGTAAGTCCGGTTTTAATTCTATCGAATTGATTGGCGCTCTTACGCAAGGGCAGGGCTGGCGCTCTATTGAAATAACGACGGACGGAATATCAAGCAGTTCAATCCAACAGACTGACCGCGTTCAGGGTAATGTTCTTGTTACAGATGGGGGTTCGCAGGTTAGTGGAATAGATAACCGAACGGTCGGTCTCACAGTTGATCTGGATGGCGTCGTTACTCGCACTGGTTATAGGGGCCGTATAGAAGTGGTCGATAGTACTCTTAGCGGTGAGGTTACACTCTCGGCCCAATGCGGTTCATATCTGACCGTCGATCTTGGGACAGTGGCACGTGTATGTGAGTACAAACGCGATCACGATGGTCGGGCCGTCAAAATTCTGTCGGCGGAGAAGGACAGTGCCAAGGAACAGTTCACTGTGTTTGCAATGCTCAAGAGCCACGAGATCGCGGCGCTTGATAGCTTTCGTATAATTAGCGGGGAGAGTCTGAAATGAGTTTACATGCGATAACAGGAAAGCCGGGGGCGGGTAAATCCTATCATGCGGTTCAACGCGTTAAAGAAGCGCTAGAGCAAGGCCGTGCAGTCGTCACGAATTTGCCATTAAAGCGAGAATTTACTCTGTTCGCGGAAGCCATCGATCGAGGGGACTTAGTCCTCACTGTTGGCCCTAATGATGTGGAACATGGCACAACGAACCATTTAGGACACATAGCAGGCTGGGACGACATAAGAGGGAAGGACGGCCAGTTAATTCGAGAGACAGAGGGGAAGGATGGGGAGAATACCCGTATTGGCCCCTTAGTGGTGGTGGACGAGGCAAAGAACACATTTGACGACATGGAAAGGGCGAAACGAAAAAACAGCCAATTCGCCGAGCTATGCAAGTTCTTCCGAGTCCACCGTCATGCTCTGGTAGACATCATTGTCATGTATCACGAGCATAGCGATTGCCCATCCGAGGTTAAGCCTTTGATACAACGCTGGCACAAAGTCGTGAACACCGGCGAAATGACAGGCATGAATACTTGGACAATGCGCACAACGGCCAAGGGTTTCTCTATGGGTTCTTCAGGGGATATCGACAAGAAGTCTGGCCGATTTAAAGCAGAAATATTTGAGATGTACGATAGCTATGCAGAGGGGGCGGGCAAATCGACAAAGGGAAAAAAGAAAGAAACGGGACTCATGAAGTCTCGACCGATTTGGCTAAGATGGTGGTCAATCCTACTCATGGCGTGTGTGGTCGCGTTGCCCGTTTTTGGTTTAAAAACGTGCAGTGGTATAAAAGGCGCAATTACGCGATTGGAAGCCAAGGCTGAAAATGCGGATCAAGATCTCTACGTT